CCGACTCACGCAACTGCCCGCGAATACAGGCCAAAAAGGCGCGATGGCTCGATGAGGCGCTGCAGAGCCGCAGTTAAATCGCCAGCCCACCGAAGTTGGTGGGGGCGATCGAGTGGCTCCCCATTACCCCCGCCAGACGAAACAGGCAGAGTCTCCGCACCGAAGATCTGCTTTATGGCGCCACGGGCAAGATGGGGGCCGTATCTGCCTCGCTCGACAGGGAGTGGGAGCGCCGCCAACCTGGTTGCCCATTCGACGTGCCACTCGGCCCACGATCCAAGTCAATTTCTGACGCGCTGGACGTTTCGTTACCACCCAACGAAATGGATTCGAATCGCTACGATGCGCCAATCATGTGAAGCAACACCTCGATCGTCAACTCAGTTGTCCATGCGACGTGCCGCGCGACCACGCTCGATGCATTGTAGGGAAATAGCCCACAGTCGACACATCGGCGTGGCGGGCCGGCCTTTCATTCCGGTCCGCGCGGCAACTTGACGAACCTCCGCAATGGCGCGACGCTGACACTATCCAGGTACCTCGGCGGCTGATCCCGACGGATGAGGAGGGCCAGGTGACACCTTCGTTGGCCCCAGTGTGGTTCAGCCTCGGGGGTGCAGAAGGTGCGGAGCGTGAATGCCAAGAGAAGAAAGCCCGGCCTCCGTCCGCCACGGGAGAATGTCAGCAACAACATCCGTTCTCAAGAGGGCAGCGTAACGGAGGTCTTCTGGGAGATGCAAGGCGACAGACTCCGCACCTGGCCGGCGAGGGTGGATGTCAGCGACGACAAGGTCGTCGAGGATGCTGGCTGCTTGCTGTGGAAGCGAGCACAGCAGCGTCCCGACGATGCTCTGCTGGTCGGCGCAGCTCGCGTCCTGCATGCGGTATGGGTCATGCTGCGCGCCCGCGATGATCGTGCGTATAGGACGATGCTTGCTCTAGAAAAGCTATGCATCAAAGATCGTGAGGAACGGCAAATTGACGCTGGAGAAGCAATCAACCTGGATTCGGACGAGCAGAGGCCGTCGATCGAGCGTGATGGGTGGTGCGAAGGAGAGTTGCCCCCGCGGGCTAACCTAGATCGGCATCGGAACCTTGCAGCCCTTCTCCAACTGACCGACCTTTTCTGGGAGATGGAGTTTAGAGAGAGTCCCGACAAACCGGGGCGTCACAGTCTCACCCTTTCGGTCAGATTCTTCATCTCGGCCGTTAAAAGCCTGTTTCCCAACGTAGTGAGGACAGCCCCGCGCGACCTTGACCGCGAGGAGAAGATTGGCAAAGCATGGCAGCGCACAGTGGGCCGGGCTTTTGGAAATGGCGCCCGACCTGATCCCGGGTTGTTGGTCGTTGACGGCTTGGAGGTTTTCGGCGTTCCCCGTGCCCGCGTTCACAATTGGTTGAAGGGCGTGAACGACGAGCAGGCGCCGCGGAAGCGAGCGCAAGAGAGGGATGGCCGCGGTAGATTCGGCCGTCACGTGGACACTCCGACAAGGGACTGAGAAAGGATTCGGGTATGACGGGTGTGTTTCAAGCCCGCCCGTGTAACGACGACCGTGTCGTTACATGGAAGTGCCACTGATTTGAGCGAAGGCTAGCCTCCCATTACGGTGCACGAACGCGCCGAGGAGACAGCCAAATGACCGCAAAGCTGACAGCGAGACAAGAAGAAATGATTCGGTTGCCGATTGCGACCTTGGCGGCCGACCCGAAGAACCCGCGCAAGATGGATGACTCCGCTCGCGCGGGTTTGGCCATCAGCCTGGAGACATTCGGACCTCTCGACATCACATTCAACGACGATACTGGCGAGCTGGTGTCTGGGCACCAGCGCATCGCCGCGCTGAAGGCCGCTGGCGCGACGATGGTCTGGCGCGATGGGGATGCTGGCTATATCGAGCATCCGACGACGCACGAGCGGTTTCCGGTGCGTTTCGTTCGTTGGGACGAGACCAAACAGCGCATGGCCAACCTCGTGGCCAATAATCCTGCGCTTCAGGGGGAGTTCACGGAAGACGCGCTGACCCGTCTGAAGTCTCTGGAAGCGGAGACGCACTTTGCGGAGTTAGGGCTGGCGAAGCTGGCTGCTGAACTCGAGGAGCAGTTCAGGGTGAACAACGAGGTCACCGCTGGCAACTGCGACCCAGACGACGTGCCCGAGCCGCCTGCCGAGCCGATCTCGAAACGCGGCGACCTGTGGATCCTGGGCGAGCACCGGCTGTTCAACGGCGACTCCACGAAGGCCGAGGACGTTCATCTGCTGATGGGGGGCGGCGAGCGTGCTGTTCTGATGGCCACCGACCCGCCATATTTGGTTGACTACGACGGCACGAATCATCCCCAGTCGACCGAGCGCGAGAAGGCTGGCAAGAAGAACAACGTGCAGTGGGACAAGTATCGCGACCCGAGTGCGAGCGTCGAGTTCTTCTCGAACTTCATCAAGCTCGCGATCGAGCACGCTCTTATCTCGAATCCCGCCCTGTATCAATGGCACGCATCGAGAAGACAGTCGCTCGTGGAAACCGCCTGGACGACAAATGGAATGTTGCTACACCAACAAATCGTCTGGGTAAAGTCACGACCGATTCTAACTCGCAGCCACTTCATGTGGCAGCATGAGCCATGCTTCTACGGATGGATCGAAGGGCGCCCGCCGACGCTGCGGCCACCAGTTAGTGGGGAGTGCTCGACAGTCTGGACGATCGCAGGCGAGCAGGATGGGATTCATCCGACCCAGAAGCCTGTCGAAATTTTTGAACGGCCGATCACGTACCACACACGTCCAGGGGATATTGTGTACGAACCGTTCAGTGGGTCTGGGAGCCAGCTTATCGCGGCGGAAAGGCTTAGGCGACGCTGCTACGCGATGGAACTGGAGCCGACGTTTGTGGATGTTGCTGTCACCAGGTGGGAGCGGTTCACCGGCAAGAAGGGAGTAAGAGCCAATGTCTGACCAATCCGGCCGGGGCCAATCTCCCGCCAGTCGCGCGAATCTGATGCCACCGGTTGTAAAGGGTGAAGTGCGCAATAAGCTGGGCGTTAATGGCACCAGCAGGAACGCCCATCTCATGCGCGAGTACATGGCTGAGAAGAGCGGAGGGAAACCTCGGCTGCAGAATGTTTGGGAAAAGATGTACTTGCAGGCCATTCAGGGCAACGACGCAATCGCGAAGTACCTCAACGATCAGTGCTGCGGGAAGGCCAAAGAGACGCTGGAGGTGAGCAACCCCGACGGCACTCTAGGCCCGCGTGTACTGGCGTACATTCCGAATAACGGGCGCGGTCCACGCGCCGACGACAAGCCCGCCGAAGCAGGGTCGTCCGAGACGTTAGGGAGCGACGATGAAAGCACAAACCCCGCGGATCATGTCAACGACAAGCCCACCGAAGAAGCGTCCTCCGACAAGCTAGGGAGCGATGATGGAAGCGCAGGCTCGGCAGACCATATCAACGACAAGCCCACCGAAGAAGCATCCCCCAAGGGGCCAGTGGGGGACGATGGAGGCACAAGTGCTGCGGAGCACATGATTAAACCGCAGCCGGGCTTCCAGGAACGCTTTCTCAGCTCTCCGGCCGACATCACGATAGGTGGTGGTTCCGCTGGCTGCGGAAAATCGAGGGCCACCTTGATGGCGCCGCTCGCATGGATTCACCTGCCTGAGTTTCGCGCAGTCTTCTTTCGGCGCACCACTGTGGAGGTTCGTGCTCCCGGTGGCCTGTGGGACGAGTCGCAGACCATCTATCGTCCCTTCGGCGGTGTGCCGGTGTCCGGGGCTCTGCGATGGGCATTCCCGAGCGGCGCCAGTGTGACGTTCGCGCATCTCGAAGACACGGACACGCATCTGGATTGGCAAGGCTCGTCCCTGGCTCTCATCGTGTTCGATGAGCTCTGCCATTTCACCGAGGAGCAGTTCTGGTACCTGCAGTCCCGCAACCGTTCGACTTGCAGGGTGCGGCCCTACACGCTTGGGACCTGCAACCCGGACCCGGACTCATGGGTCGCCAAGCTTATAGCTTGGTGGATCAACCCAGAGACGGGCTTGCCTATCCCCGAGCGCGCCGGTGTGCTCCGCTACTTCACGCGCTGGCAAGGCGAGACCTTGTGGGGCGACGATAGACAGGCGGTACGCGCGCAGCTGCCGCCGGGCGGTGACATTTCCGATGCTCTCATTCAGTCGCTGACGTTCGTACCGGGGAAACTGGAGGAGAACGTGTTCCTCGAGCGGGCGGACCCTACCTATCGCGGGAAGCTGATGGCGATGACCCGCGTGAACCGCGCACGTCTCCTCGACGGCAACTGGAAGATTCGCGCGGACGCCGGCAGCTACTTCCGCCGCTCTGACTGCCACATCATCGACGCGGTCCCGAACGACATCGAGTGTTGGACGCGTCGCTGGGACTTGGCCGCGACCGAACCGTGCGAGTCGTCGCCCGACCCTGACTGGACGTGCGGGATCAAGATGGGACGGCGCCGCGATGGCCGGTTTGTCGTAGCGGACTGCGCGCTGGTTCGCAAACGCGCACACGACGTGCGGACGCTGGTCAAGCGGGTGGCGGCCAACGATGGCACGAAGTGTTCAGTCGGCATTCCGCAAGACCCGGCCCAGGCCGGCAAGGACCAAGCCGAGAGCTACATCCTGGAGCTGGCCGGCTTCGACGTGTACGCCGACCACGAGACGGGCGACAAGGAGACGCGCGCCGAGCCCGTCGCGGCGCAATGGCAGCACGGAAATATCGACGTGGTGCGTGGCCCGTGGAACGACGCCTTCTTTGCGCAGCTCGAAGCCTTCCCGGCCAAGGGCGTGCATGACGACGCCGTCGACGCGATGTCAGGGGCGTTCAAGCATACCCTTGAGGACGATGATCCCTTCCGTTACTACTGACAGAAGACGCCCATGCGAGCTTTCAAGCGGTTTTTCGATCTCTTCCGCCGACGGCGGACTCACGCGGGCTTCGCGCGGACAGGCTCCGGCCGCAATATCGCTGCGATGGCCGCTGCTCGCCCCAGCTCATCGAGCAGACCACGGCCCGTACTGTCCTCTCAATCATCGGCTCCACTCCATCCACCGACTCGGCGAACAGGATCAGCTCCTGGATGTCCGGTGCCAGTAGCATCAGGTCCATGAGCTGCGTCACCCTGGCCCGTGTGAGCCCCAGCCGCCGCGCCACCTCGGCTCGGTCGCGGACGGCGCCTCGGTCGATTGCCTGCTGGATCTTGTGGGCGAGCGCCAGCATGACCGCCAAGCGAGCCGGTCGACGAGCTGGCTCGGGCGCCACCGGCGGCGTCCCGACGAACCTCTTGGCGTGCCCCTTGCGGACGAGGTGCAGTTTGCCGCTGACCATCAGGGCGCTGCTCGTGGCCGAGGAAGAGGCGCTCATAGGCGGGCCTCCGCGGCGCCTGAGATCGTCTCAGTGGCGCACCCGACATCGGAGATGAAAGTCCGCACGTCAGCGTTGGGCTCGTCGACCTCGACTCGCTCGATCACAGCGCGGAGCAGCCGTCCGCGGTTTTGGGAGCTGAGGGTGTCCCACACCTGGTTGAAATCGGCGAGGCATCGCGAAACCCATTGGGCCTCGATCTCGCGACTATCGAGGAGCGAAAGGCGGCGCTCGATTTCACGGAGACGCGCTTCGAGTCGCCCGAGCTGCTCGGCGACCTCTTGCAACTTGGCATCGAGAAGCCGCTGGCCGGCGCCATTGACGTTGCTGACCGCCTCGACCAGGCGCTTTCCTTCGTTGGCGAGAGCGGCGATTTTGCAGGGCAGCTCTTGGCGCTCGACCACCAGGGCCGCGCGTTGGCTGGCCAGGCGTTCCTTCACGGCTTGGGTGACATCCGCAGCCAGAGTGCCTGCGGCCAATGCGCCGCGGACGCGCTCGACGACGAAGTCCTCAATGGCCTGCGCGGGTAGCGGGCCTGCCGCGCATGCCTCCGCCCCTCTCTTGTCGCGCTTCGAACAACGGTAGTAGCGGTACTCGCGGCTCCCCCTGCGCGTGGACGCGGGCGTGTACGGCTGACCGCAAAGCGCGCAGCGGATGATGCCGGTCAGAAGGTAGCCGGGATTGCGACCCCAGCGGGTGCGGCGTCCGCATTGCTCGTCCAGCAGGTTCTGGACGCGGCGATAGGTGAGCTCGTCGACGATGGCTTGGTGCTGGCCCTCGTGAAGCTCGCTATGGCAGCGCATGAGACCGGCAGGGATGGGGTTACGAAGGACGTGCAGCACGGCCTGCTTCTCCCATTTGCGAGCACCGTGTCTCTTCCCGTTGGTTGACACGCGATGTTTGGTCGTCTGGCATTCGGCGTTGAGCGTACGGGCAACAGACACCACCGAGCGCCGGTCCAGATACAGCTCGAAGAGGCGGCGCACCAGGGCGGCTTCGGCCTCGTTGACAACCAGCTTGCAGTCGACCACGTCGTAGCCGAGTGGCGGGGGCCCGCCGGTCCACTTCCCCTTGCGCCGGGCCGCTGCCATCTTGTCGCGCGTCCTCTCGGCAATCATCTCGCGCTCGAACTCGGCAAAGCTCATGAGGACGTTCAAGGTGAGGCGGCCCATGGCATCGGCCGTCGAGAAGTTCTGGGTCACGCTCACGAACGCCACACTGGCACGGTTGAAACGGTCCATCAGCTTGGCGAAATCGAGGAGCGAGCGGCTGAGGCGGTCGACCCGCTGTACGACCACGATGTCGATCTTTCTGGCCTCCACGTCTTGCATGAGGCGTTGGAACGCCGGCCGCTGCACGTTTGCGCCGCTGAAACCGCCATCGTCGTATTGCTCGGGTATGAGCTGCCAGCCGAGAGCCGCTTGGCTTCGGATGTACTGCTCGCAGGCCTCACGCTGGGCATCCAAGGAGTTGAAGT